AACAATAATAATCACAATAATGATTACCTACGAATTATATCGTAGATTTAAAAACAAAAACTAATGGGATATATTGAACATAATTTTTTCCCACTCAAAGTTTGGCTTAGGAATGAATACCTTTACCAAAATAAAAAGGGTCACGGTGAATTTACACCTGGTGTCATAATATCTGTAAGATGTATGCCAGGACAAGCAGCATTATTCCAGGTTCTTTTAGAAAATGGTGTAATGCGAGACAAATTACCATCACATGCGTTATTAACGGAACCACAAACACCAAATCCAGATTTACCATTTCATTATTTACAGTTATGGAATTGTTTCTCATATAATTTTACATTAACACATTTGTCTTATGTCTATGATACCAAAGTTGAGGTGTATATGAAAGATAAAAAATGGTACACCGGAAGTTATTACGCAACAATAAATTGGGGATCAAATGATCTTAATACAGATTTAACTTTGGCTGAGGATCCTATGGAACATAAGTCACACCATATTATTTTACTTGATAACGGACAAATCGCACTTCAACCGAACAATAGAATTAAATGGTCAGAACCATCGTTTGTTACAAAACCATTTCCGGAAACACCCGATTATTTGGTGAATAAAGATTGGTACAATTGTGAAGGTTTTGATAAATGGCATACAGAAGATAGTGAAAAAATGTTTTATGATAATGAATAAAGAATTAATGATAACAACACCTAAAGGAACTGGTGTTATCGATAAAATATATAAGTCTGAATTAGGTTATTTGATGTTAAAAATAGATAATTTAAACGGAAGTTATACATCATATAATTTAGGTAACTATGATCCAGACAATAATATTTTTACGGCAATAATGAATAATGAAAACATTAGACTTACACGGGATTAAACATTCTGAAGTACAAAGAGTTGTTGATATTTTTCTTTGGGAGAATATTCAGAAAAAAGAAAAAGAGGTTGAGATTATAACAGGAATTAGTAATCAAATGAAAACCATTGTTAAAGAATGTGTTAAGGATTATAATATGGATTGTACTGATGATTTGTTAAATTTTGGAAAAATCACAATAAAACTTGTTTAATTAAAAAAAAAGTTATATATTTGTCAATATAAATTAAAACTATTAAATAACTTTAAAATGTTACATATAATAACACCTTTATATCGTCCTACTAATTTACCAAAAGTTTACGCATCAATATTTAAAAATGATGATATTATTTGGCATATTTCTAAATCATCTAAAGTTCCTGATCCAGAATATGATTTTCTAAAAAACGACAAACAAATCAAATTATATAATGTTGATTGTGAAGATTCGGATACAACCTCAAAAAGAAATTTTGTATTAGAAAAAATTAAAACTGGGTATTTTTGTTTTTTAGATGATGATACCATCTTACACGAAAATATATATATAAAATATCTTGAGTGTAAAGAATATAATTTTATAGGGATGTTAGTTGGAGAACAAATAGATAATAATGGTAAATTACGATTAATCGCTAGTAAACCAGTTTTTGGTAGAATTGATACTGGTAATGTAATTGCACATCATAAATGTTTAGAAGTGTGTAAATGGCCAACTCACAACCAACCAGGTGTTAATCAAAAAGATTTTCTTTTTTGGGAGTCTGTTTATAATTACTATGGTAATAAATGTGGGATATGGAATCAAACTATAAGTTATTACAATAAAATAAAAGTTAATTAATATGAAAAAACTATTTTTAGCAATTCTAATGGTTGTTATGGTAACATCTTGTACAGAGAATAACCGAGTAAAGAATTGGGGTGGAGAAGGAAATATTAATCTACCAAAGGGTCGTAAATTGGTTAATGTAACCTGGAAAGAAACTGAAATCTGGTATTTAACACGACCAATGAACTCAAACGACGTTGCGGAAACATACCAATTCCAAGAAGAATCGTCTTGGGGTGTAATGGAAGGAACTTATAACATTATTGAAACAAAATAATTATGACTGAAAGAGAGTTAATAACTTTAGGTTTTATAAGTGAGGAAATAAGAGAACACGATGAAGATGATGCTTATTACTACGCCTTAGATGTTGTAGATGGAATAACATTTATAACAACAACTAATGATGAAATCAAAGATGATGAGTGGTACGTAGAAATTTTCAATACGGATCCCATTATTAGATTTTATGATTTTCAAGAAGTCCAAGGGCTGATAAACACATTAAAAAATAGGATTGTAAAATGACAAACAAACAAGTTATTTATGAAACATTATTAAATGAACATAGATTAATTACAAATCAAATTTCGGACATCAAAGCAAATAGTTATGATTTAAATGAATCCGAAAAAAATAAAGTAGTAGAATTACAAAAAAGACAAGTTGAATTAATGAATAGAATGAAAACATTATTCAACGGAAATTTCGGAAAATAAGAGTTATGGGAATGTTTGATAGTTTATATTTTGATAAAGAAATATTACCGTTATCGGATGATATTTTAAAGGATTTTCCAAATGATATTGAGTGGCAAACAAAATCATTAGAATGTGTTCTTGATAGATTGACAATTAAAGATGGTGAATTACTTGTACAAAGGTATGAAACAGAATTAACACCTGAAAACGAAAGACCATACCCAAATGACTCCAGACTTAGTTTTATTGGAATGTACCGAAAAATTAACGAAAGGTTTGAGAAATATGAACACACTGGATCAATTATGTTTTATTCATTTGTTAATGATGTCTGGTACGAATTTTTTGGGGAGTTCCAGGATGGTAAATTAATTAAAATAACCTAACAAATAATTTGATTATTTAAAAATAAATGATTAATTTTACCAAAAAAAGATATGAAGTATTTTAAATTATTTTTGATGTGGTGTGGGTTTATAACAATCACGTCAATGTTCGCTGAATATATTATCAGCAGAGAATTAAACGGATTCCTCCAATTGTTAAGTTTCGTTGGATTGGTTGGGATTTTTATTTTTACAATATACGAAACAGTAAATTTATTTAAAAACAATTAAAAAAAAAGAAAAATGATTGGACTATTAATTTTTATTTTAGGATTAGCAATTGCTGGAGTTATTGCTTACACAACACGAGAACAAATGTTTGAAATTGTTGAATCACGTTATGGTAATTCAGAAAAATTCAAACCATCCTGGGTGGTTAAACCATTATCAGTTTTATTATTAACAATGTTGATTGGTATGGTACAACCATTCGCAATTGAAAAAATTGATGCTGGAAACAAAGGATTAAAGGTTAACTTAGTTGGTAATCAACGAGGAGTGTCAAGTTATCAATACAAAACTGGTTGGGTAGTATATAACACCTGGACAGAACAGATTTTAGAGTTTCCAATTTATCAGCAACACATTGAATACGATGATCAAATTGTTATTTTAAAAGGTGGATTCTCAGCAACAATTAAACCAACATTTAATTATTCGTTAAAAGAAAATGCCATTGGAGATATGTTTGTGAATCTAAGGAAACCAATCACAGATATTGAACAGTTTTGGCTTAAAAATGCAATCGTTGGTGCTGTTAATGATGAGGCCAACAAATGGGAAGTTGATAGTATATTCAATCATAGACAAGCGTTTGAAGCAGCAATTGTTGTTGAATGTAACGCAAGACTTTCTAAGTGGTTCAATGTATCACAATTAAGAACAAACATTACACCACCAGAGGCGTTACAAGAATCAATTATTGCCAAAACAAAATCAATCCAACAAGCACAAGCGTCAGAACAACAAGCGTTAGCCGCAATTGCTGATGGTAAAAGAAAAATCGCGGTAGCAAGGGCTGATAGTGCTGAACAGGTTATTAATGCGTCAGCGGCAGCCAAAGTAATCAAATTAAAACAACAGGAGTTAACACCGATGTATATTGAATATTTGAAAGCCCAATCCTGGAATGGGGTGTTGCCAACAACAGTTGCTGGTGGATCCGGAACATTTCTAAATATAAAACAATAAAGTTTTATATTAATATATAAAGAATCCCCCCAGGTAAAAATATATCTTGGGGGATTTGTTTTTTTAAAAAAAATGTTGTACATTTGTATAAAATATAAGGAAAATGAATAATAAACTAGGTAGAGCAAT